CATTTTACAGGTATGGAGTCAAGTGCAACGAAGTTATACACAGAGAAAACTTGACAAGTCAAAGATTTTAGTTTTAGTTATAAGTATAGTTTCAATTTTGTGTTTTCAATGTTGGTTTGCAATGGCTGAATAAACCTCGTCAGTGGGTTAAAGCACAGTCCGGCGAAGTATGCCCGAATGGGTGAGGTCGCTGGGGATTCGTAGCGTAGGCAACCCCAAAACTAATGGCAACATTAAACAAAGGGTCAGCTGACAACGCTGAAACTTGCGGGAAAAGGCATAAACCACCGAACCCGCCACCAGCACCAAGCTCATCACAAACAAAATATGTTTCAAAATAGTGCTCACGAAACGCCTTAACTACAACGTGGTGACATTTTTGAAGCACAAGGACGACACCAGACAATACTTCGCAATACTTCACCCCGATGTATAGTTTAACAACACAAGTGTATAGGCGATGTCAATACCATGGGAAGACCGCCAACATGCAACAAATGCAACAAACCAAAAAGACCTCCGCATAGGCGATACAGGGACGCGGAGGGCTATTGTGAATGCGGTCGCCCGACAAAGTTCACCCCCGAAGTAGTCCAAAAACTAAAAGATGCCTTCGCCATCGATTGCACAGACCGGCAGGCCTGTAAATATGCGGAGATAAGTGAGTCCGTATTCTATAAATGGCAAGCCGAAAACCCTGAGTTTGTGGAGCAAATACTGGCAATGCGCGAGGCCTTACCGATCAAGGCAAAAGAGAATATCGCCCGCCGCATTCACGGCCAGCCCACAACCGGCGACATAGGTCTGTCCCGCTGGCTCGTTGAGCGCAAAGAGGGCGAGCCCGCCAAAACCCTCAACCTGAAGCATTCAGGTAATGTATCCAATGTTCCCCTCGCGGACGGCCAAGACCCAGAGGTTCAAGCATTAAACGATAACTACCTCACCGAGCACAGGAAACTCCTGCAACGTCGAGCCGATGAGGACGAAGCTAAAAAAACATCCCAAAATGGACAAAACACAAATAGCAGAAGCAGTGATCAACTGGTCAATCATAATAGGGGCAATAGTGCTGGCGTTCACAGCCCATCCCCTGTTCCTCCTGCTGATCCTGCTAACCCTGTAGCATGAAAATCGTGAATGAAAAGCCGCCCATGCTTGAGAAGATACTCGGCGTAGGCATGAACCCGAACCTCGACAACGTGATATTCACGTATGGCGACACGATCTACAATCCAAGCGGCCGGGACATACCCGAATATCTCATTGAGCACGAATCAGTGCATACAAAACAACAGGGCAACGACCCTGACGGTTGGTGGGAACGGTATCTGCGCGATACTTACTTTCGCCTCGAGCAGGAAACAGCAGGATATGCAGCGCAATTCAGATTCATGTGCAACCACCCGGACAAGAGATTGAGCGTAACCGATCGTGAAAAGCGACACCGCATCCTCATGGACTTAGGCCAAAGCCTTTCAGGCCCAACCTACGGCCAGATGATCGGTCTAAGCTACGCCATGCAGCAAATCAAAAAGCTGTCCGGCGTAAAACCATGAAATGGCGATACAAACTACCATCAGAACAGCTCGTGCCGGTCAAATACTGCGACGGTAAGATATGCTATGACAAGCGAGGGGCCGTAACCGCATCCAACAAGCGCATGGAAGACGACCACATGAAACTTCGCATTTATCACTGCCCTTGGTGCGACCAATGGCATTTAACAAAACAACTATGACATACGACAAAAAACTCAACGATTGCCCAAGCGAATACAACAAACGGCATGACTTCCACGAGGTGCCATTTCATCAACCGAAAGCTAACATAGACGATGTCGCCGTAAGCCTCTTCGTATGCCTCTATTGCGGCCAGATGAGGACCACAACAAGACGAGGCCGTATCGTGGTAACCGAGCCGCCCAAAGAAACATGATGAGCTTTGCCAACAAAAACCAAACTGAAGAAAAACCGATACGCACACCCGGTTCCCATGCCGAGCATTACGACCAGCCAGTACGGTGGATCAACGCAGAAAACATCCGCAATGAGAAAGGCGATCTCATCGAATGGTTTCAACACCCATTCCTCGTAGACATATACCTCGACCAATCCCCGCACCTCACCATTATGAAAGCCGCGCAGGTCGGCCTATCGACTTTGTCCATCCTCAAAAACCACTATGATGCCAAAAAGAGAAAGCTCGACATCATCTACACCCTGCCAACCGACAATGACGTGCGCGTGTTCGTAGGCGGCAAGGTAAACCGCATCATTGCCAATAACCAAGGGCTGATCGAGGATGTGGCCGATAAAGACAGCGTTGAGTCAAAGCGCGTCGGTAATAGCATGATCTATTTCCGAGGCACTTGGACTAAAAAAGCTGCCATTATGGTAACGGCCGACCGGCTGGTGCATGACGAAAAAGATTCGTCTAAGCTCGACGTCATCGCTGACTATCAAGCGCGACTTCAGCACTCAAAGTTCAAACAAATCCACACGTTCAGCCACCCGAGCTTGCCCGAGACAGGCGTTCACGCAGACTGGCTCAAGAGCGATCAAAAACATTGGATGGTGAAATGCGAATACTGCGCTCATTGGCAAACGCTTACGTGGGATACGGAAAACCCGGAAGAGATGAGCGTAGACCTTGAACGTATTATCTTTTCATGCAAAAACTGCCATCGTGAAATCAAAGACAATATCCGCAAAAAGGGTCAATGGGTGCCGAAGTTCCTCAACCGGACGTGGAGCGGCTATTGGGTGCCAATGCTCATCTGTCCATGGGTCAGCGCGGCCGACATAATAACGAAATACCGCAATCCCGATACCACGCCCGAGTTCTTTTACACCAAGGTGCTCGGCCTGCCATTTGCCGACTCGCAATCAAAGCTGTTGCGAGAACACTTCCTACAAAACCTCACTGGTAAGCCATGGGCGCCGACCGAAGACGAGCGCGTCATCATCGGCATCGACACCGGCCTCCGGCTTGATTACGTGCTTGGAAACACCAAGGGGCTATTCATGCATGGCGACTGCGATGATTACGGAACCCTCGATGGATACATGAAGCGGTGGAAAAAAGCAATCGCAATCATTGACCAAGGCGGTGATCTCATTGGATCCCGCAAGTTCTATGAGCGCTGGCCGGGACGCGTGTTTCTATGTGCTCTCACAGGCGATCACAAGGGCAAGGAATTGATAACGTGGAAAAAAGGCGATGAGTTCGGCTCTGTGACCGCTGACCGCAACCGCATGATCCAGCTCACCATAGGCGAGTTCCGCGAGCGCCTTATCCCGCTACACGGCACTGAAAACGACTGGTATGAGTGCTGGCTCGACTGGAACCATCTATCCCGAATCAAGATGCTCGACCCGGATACAAACCAAGTAAAGGGCTATAAATGGGTCCGTAGCGGCCGGGACCACCGCGCATTAGCAACAGTATTCTGGCGCATAGGCATGAGGCGATTTGCTGGCGTAGGATCCATCATAATGCCGCCAAAAGCCTCGCCAACGCCAAGAAGCTATATGATCGAACCCAACAAAACAGTGCGCTTCAACCCTGACGAAATGTTCATGGACGCCCGCCAAAAGCAGGAATTGATTATCAAAGACGGCGAGCTAGTCGAAAGCGAGCCAAAAAGGCCACCCGCAGAGATGCCGGAAGACATCGAAGCAAGCCTCGATGCCATTGATCCGACCGGCCGGTTTAGGTAGCCGGTTGCCAAGAGGTTATCCACAGGGCAACCTTGTGGCAACCAATGTTAAAATGAGTTATAATAAAAGAGTCAAAAGCGCGATGACATTTTTTAATATCTTAGCCAGGGGAGCGATACCTCAATGGCGAGTCAAGGCCGGACGATCAAGTCATTGTCACGGCCTCTTTTTGTAAAAAACCATGGCAGAAACAACACAAGATATCGCCGGGTACGCATCTCTCGGCTCAGATATAAATAAAAACAGAGCCGATGGTTCTCAAGACAATGCTCAGGGCATAGTCTCTGAAAAGTTGCTCGAGCTCACGCTTGAAATGGGCGATGACGAAATCATCAAGCTCACCGAAAAGTGGGAGAAGAAATGGAAGGAATCGCCGGTCAAGTCAACGTTCGAAAAGAAAGGCGAAGAGAACGAGAAGTATTGGCTCGGAACACACTTCGATCTACCCGAAGTATCCGCAGAAGTAGCCGAAAGACCGAATGTAGACAACCTCATCTTTGAATCCGTTGAAACTTATCTGCCGCAAATCACAAGACGAAATCCTGAACCTATGGTCGCGCTCCACAGTTCCGAGCTCGATGATCAGGGCAACGCCGATCCGGCCAAACTGAAATATGTGCAGAAAGTTAAAAATCGGCTCGCTGATCTCGCTGACGAAAATGTCGTGAGGTTGAAACTGAAAGGCGCAGGCCGCCATTGGGCGCTCTTCTTACTCGGCACACTTAAGGTCGGCTGGGATCTCGACAAAGACATTCCGACAGTACGCGTTGTCCGCGCCAAGAAACTCATCCTTGATCCTGAATCGACGGTAACCGAAGACGGCTACTCTGGTGACTATGTTGGCGAGTACCGCAAGCTCAAGGCCCAGCGAATCATCGACATCGTAGGCAGTGATGAAAAGAACGCAAAAGCAATCGTTGAAATCAAAAAGCTGGTCAAGAACGATCTCGGCACTGAAGTGCAGTTTATCGAATGGTGGGCAAAAGAATATCTCTGCTGGACGCTCGGCAAGAACGTGCTCCTAAAAAAGAAAAACCCGCACTGGAATTATGACCAAGTTGGCCAGCAATCCGAAGTCGATGCTTACGGAACCGAAACCGCCACATCGCATGAGGTAAAAGGCAACAACCATTTCACGAGCCCGCAGATCCCATTCATCTTCCTCAGCATCTATAACCTCGACGAGCAGCCGGTAGACAAGACATCACTGATCGGCCAGAACCTTGCCAACCAAGATCGCATCAACAGACGCAGCAAGCAGATTGATAAAAACGTTGACAATATGAACGGCGGCATGGTCGTCTCACTTGCACGATCAGGCCTTACGCAGCCACAGGCAAAGAACGTAACCGCATCACTACAACGCGGTGGAACGGTAGTCATCCCGGACGGCATACCCCGCGAAGCCATTGACCGCTACCCAGCCCCGGCACTTCCACCTGACATCTATCAAGACCTGCTCGATTCCCGATCACGACTACGCGACATATTCGGGACCAGAGGATCTACCCCAGCCGGAATCGAAAGCGAAGAAACGGTTCGTGGTAAGATTATGAATAGGAACCTTGATACCGATCGTATCGGCGGCGGCATATCAGAATACCTTGAACAGATCGCTGACAAAACATACAACTGGTTCGTGCAGATGCTCTACGTCTACGACACCGGCTTCCAATTCGTTGGGGGCGCGAAACCACCGAAGATAACCATATCCGTCAAAGAAGGATCACTCCTGCCTAAGGACAGCACCACGATCGCCAATCAAGCAATCGATCTCGGCAAGAGTGGCAAAATGGCTCTCAAGGATATGTATGAACGCCTTGAATACCCGAACCCCGAGCAACTGGCCGCCAATGTATGGCTCGAAGTGAACGCGCCGCACTTGCTCTACCAAAACAACCCGCTAGTCCAGCAAGCGATTATGGCACAACAGCAGGCCGCAGCCGCGCAAGCAGACGCAGAAGCATCCAAGGGAGCCGAAGAGCATGGACGCGCAATGGAAACGGAAGTAGTCAAAGGAGTTATGAAAAATCAGGCGGCGAAAGGCCCAGCAAGGCCAAGGTCGAACCTCCTGAGTCAAGTACCGGCAAACGCGGTAGCCCCGCAGACGTAATATGCCATTCAAATCACGAGCACAACGAGGTTACATGTGGGTCCACCATCCTGAAATCGCTCGGGAGTTCGAATCAAAGACAGCCAGCGTGGCAAGCTTGCCTGAGCACGTTAAAAAGAAAAAACGAAAAGATGAAGGGCCGCCAAGGCCCAAGATGTAGCAGTTCATTTGAAAAAAGTCGTCTCGTATCCCGCGACTTGGAAAAAAAGGGGCACGTTAGTTCAAATAATAATCAACAAAAACCATGAGTGAAAACACTATGACGCAGTTTAAGACGGAGGGGCAACCAGCCTTTCCAGTCGCAAACACAGAGAACGACAACTCTGCCCATTCGTCAGGGGAATCAAAAGAAACGAACGCAACCCAGACTGGCTCGTCTGACCAGGATCAAAATCAGACGCAACAAACTGGGGGCGAACCCGGATCGAGAGATAACGAAAGCGGTCTCAACAATCCACCAGTGGAGCGGTGGCAAGAACGAGAAGCAGACTGGAAGAACCGCTTTAACGAACAGGAAACCAGACACGCGACAGAAATGGAGAAGCTCCAAGTGGGAATGAATACTGCAATCGGCAGCGCTGTATCCGAAGCCCTTAAAAGGGCGGGTGTGCAGCCCGAAGCGAGCGCAGACATTCCCGATTGGTTCGGCAGCGATGACAACAAGCTGTGGGGCTCATACCAGAGCCATACTGAAAAGATTGTAGCGCGCGCGGTCGAGCAAGCGCTCAGTCAATTCACCCAGCGAGGCGACAAGGAACAAAAAGCGATCGATGAAGCAACCACGTTCTTCCAAAATGAAGTAACGGCCATCGAAGCGGACAAGGGATTAAACCCGAACGGCCTTAAGGTCGACCGGAATAAGCTCTTGAAAACCGCGCTCGACAATAAAGTTGTCGACACCGATGGTCGCTGGAACTATCGACTGGCTTTCAAACTAATGAAGCCGGAGGAAGTGTTCCAAGCGAAGGCTGCAATCAACGATAGAAAACAGATCGCTGGCGCCACCACGGAAGGAAATCGCGCCGAAACCAAAGGTTCGGACGTCGTGTCCAGCAAGGACTTTCAGAACCCGGCCAACAGGCCTTGGTAATGAAAACACCTGCCATGGCGTTCAACCAAAAAGGTCAATTAATAACAAACTAATCAAGTTACAAAACCATGGCAGAACTATACGGACAACGTATCCAATCCACGGTGCAGACAAAATTCCTGCCTTTCGTGGTCGATACGATCCTCAACTCAAACGTCCTGTTTCAACGGGTAGTTCGTGCCGGTAAGAAGTGGAGTGGTCGCACTATTCGACAGCCTATCAAGACTTCGAAGAATAGCACCGGAACATCGTTCCGAGGCTTCGACACCTTCTCAACTTCCGCCACTGACAACCGAGTCGTCCTCGAGTTTACACCCTCCTTCTATCAGATCTCGTGTTCACTCCCGGGCGATGAGCTCTCTGTCGCCGACACCGAAGATAAGGTGTTGGACGTAATGAGGCTCACAATCCAGTCCGATTCAGAAGATATGGCCGATGATCTCGGTACAATCTTCTACGCCGACGGAACTGGCAACGTGTCTAAGGACCCACTTGGTCTCGCGGCACTTGTTGACAACGGAGATTCCGTTGCAAATATCGGTGGTCTATCCCGCTCAACGTATTCGACCCTTCAGTCGACGGTCACTGCGGCAGGCGGGACGCTAACCCTAGCCCTGATAGACACTCTTTGGAATGCAGTCAGCTCCGGAGCGCAAGCCCCGTCAGCGGCCTACACAACCGAAGCGGTCTACAGCTTCTACGGCCAGCTATTGCGCCCGCAAGAGCGCATCGTCAAAGACGCCAGCCTTATGAAAGGATTGAGGGGCGGTACCGGCTTCAAGTCGTTGGATTACAACGGAATCGATATTATCAAAGATGAAAAAGCGACAGCACAGGCATTCATCTTTGTCAACGAAAAGTTCGTTGACTGGTACGCGCTTCCCTACTTCAACGCAAAGCCAGTTTCCTACAAGTCGCAGGTCGAGGGCAACGATTACGAGGCCCCGCTCGGACTTGGCTTTAGCTGGAGCGACTGGATTATTCCAGCCAACTCAGCTTCAGTAGTCGGTCACATCTACTTCGGCGGGCAGTTCATCACGAATAACCCGAAGAGGCACGGTAAACTAACGGGTATTTCAGGGATTTGAAGTCCTGTAAGTTTCGTGGTATGCTTGTGGTATGAATAAACCGCATACACAAGCAACCAAAGAAAAAATCCGCTTAGCTCATTTAGGTAAGAAGCTCTCAAAAAAGCATCGTGCCAAAGTCATAAAAACACTTTGTAACGAAGCTGGAGCCAAAAACCCAAACTGGAAAGGCGGTCGCACATTGCAAGGTAAATACGTTCTTGTGAGAATGCCATCTCATCCCCAATCAAGGTCGAATGGGTACTACCCAGAACACCGACTCGTCATGGAAAAAGTGATTGGACGGTATCTGGGAAAAGAGGAGGTGGTTCATCACATTAACGGAAACAAGGAAGACAATAGACCAGAAAACCTTGTTATAACTACACATCATCTTCATGGAAAAGAACACTGGAAAGATGAAAAAAAGCGAAAAGATAGAAGTGATATGATGAAGCAAAAGCGTAGAGAAAGATTCTGGTCAACTAAACCTAAAAAAACACAACCATGGCTATAGAACAACGAAACTACGATCCCGCCATCATGTATGGTGCGCAGAAGAATATCACGGTAGACCTTGGTGATGTCTTGGACTCGAATGAAAACGAGATCCTTGAGTTCGATGCCGTAGCCTCAGCCGTAAACTATCTTAGGGTAGCGAATGCGGCAACAGCCGATCGTGTAATACTTAGCGTCCAAGGAACAGCCGATAGGGGACTTGAAATCCACAACGATCAAAGCGAAGAAATGCTTATCCTCGTTCCTGTCGCAACGGCGCTAAATGAGCTCACGGTGACAAACTCTGCTACTGGCAATCCAGTCCTTCTTTCCAACAACGGAGAGGATGACATCGGATTCGAGTTTCGCGCTAAGAACAGCGAAGAAATCCTTAAACTCGAAGCAACGGCAGCCGCAATCACTTTCGTCAGCATCAAGAGTCAAACGACTGGCGTGAACCCCGAGATCAGCGCAGAAGGTGAAGCCGACCTCGGTATCACGTTTATGAACGATCAGTCAGAAGAAATGCTTGTGCTGGATGCGGTGGCAAGTGGTATTCCTTATCTGCAGATCTCAAACGCTGCGACTGGTAGTCCGCCTGTTATCAGCTCTGAGGGTGAAGCAGATTTGGGTATCAGATTCGACAACGACCAAGGAGAGGAACTTATGCTTCTCGCATCAGTAGCAACGGCAGTAAATGAGGTTACGATTACGAATGCTGCTACAGGAGCTAATCCCACTATTGACGCGACAGGTGAAGCAGATACTGGTATCACCTTCAGGAATGGTGAATCAGAAGAGATTCTAATCCTTGATGCCAACGCTACTGCGGTCAACGAGATCACGATTGATAACGCGGCAACTGGCGCAGCTCCTACAATAACTGCGACAGGAGACGATACGAATATCAACCTCGATCTTGACGGAAAAGGCACAGGCAACGTCAACCTCGGACTGCTTTCAACCGGCGGCGGTATTCGCTACAAACGGAGTGTGCTTGCTTCAGCTGGCAATACCACGATGACCTCTGCAATGAGTGGCTCGGTAATGCTCCTTGACGGAGCGACTACCGACTTCACCCTTCCCGCAATCGGCGCAGGCGACATCGGAATGGAGTTCTGGTTCGTAGCGACAATCATTGCTACCGATCAAACCATCACCGCAGGCGCAGGCGACCTATTGACTGGCTCAATCGAGGTAGTCGATACAGCGGCCGACACAGACGTGTTTGTTCCCGATGTGAGCGATGACCTCATCATCACACTCAACGGAACCACGACTGGCGGTAAAACAGTCGGAAGCTGGTGCCACTTAGTCGCAATCAGCGCAACCCTCTGGTGGGTCGAAGGAATCTTCCTGACCGCGACCGAGACACAAGCAACACCATTCTCCTAAACCTAAAGTCGAATAGGGTAGGATCAGTCAATTAAAAACTAATAACCAAAAACACCATGTCCAACTTCTTAACAGGTCCAGTACAGGTGATAGGTCAGACGCTTCACAGCTCAAGCGCAGACCAGTACCACAAACTTGGCGAGCTCGTGTTCGCCAACGACGGACGAGCGTTCAGATATGCCCTCGCCGGAGGCACCGCTCTCGTAGCCGGTAATATGTACTCGAGCCAAGCCGAAGATACCGATACCGAAGATATGACCGCGGTAGCGGCTGCAGTCGGCGATCTTTCGATCGCTTCAACGACCACAGTCACGGTGACCGCGAACGAGTACGCTGAAGGGTTCATCCTCGTCAGCGTCACCCCGGGAGTCGGCAAGAACTACAAGATCAAGGGCCACATCGCCTATACAGCGGCAGCCCCCACCTTCAACCTCGATGAGAGCGTTGTCGTAGCTCTTACCACAACTTCCCGACTCGATGCCCTCGCCAATCCGTTCAGGTCAGTTATCGTTTCACCCACCACCCTAACAGGTGTGTGCGTGGGAGCAGCAGTCCATGCTGTAGCATCAGCTGAGTACGGCTGGTTGCAGGTTCTCGGTAGCGCATGTGTCGAAGTAGAAGGCACATTAAGCGTAGGCCTTCCAGTCGTAACATCCGATACTGACATAGGAACGGTGGAAACCATCGCTGATGGCGCCCACGAACTCTTACAGATTGTCGGAGTAGCGCAAACCGCAGGTTCTGCCGGCGAATTCGCCGCAGTCAAGCTGAACGTTCTGTAACAGAAACCGACACCCCGGGTCGAAAGGCCCGGGGGAGGTCGGGATAAAAGGATGATGCTATAAATAATCCCGAGACATCATCGCGGGAACGGATGCTAAAAGTGAGAACTCATCCGCTCACACAAAAACAACATGAAAACAGCACTATTTATAAACTATTCCAGCGAGCCGTTCGTCGGCTTCTGGGACGGAAAATCAAAAAAGTTTGCCGCTGGTCAATCACTTTATGTGCCTGACTGGCTGGCCAAACATTGGGCTAGATCACTAGCAAACCGCGAACTCATTAAGCTCGGAAAGGAGATGTCGACTTCCCCAAAGTTCCCCGAGCAAGTACCGGACTTCATGGAACAGTTCAACAAGGCGTATATTCCCGATGAGGATCCCGAAGAGACGTTTGGCGCAGAAAAAGACAGCCTCGATACCATCATCAATGTCGCCAACAAAAATCGGGAACGGGCAAAACTGCCCGAAGGCGCAAAAGGTCTCGAGCACAAAAAACCCACGGATCTTCCTGAGGTGGAAGAAGACGAGGGAGAGCCTAACAAGCCTGCACCGAATAGGGACGCCCCAAATCAGTTCCAAGGAAAGCCGGATGAGAACAAGCTAAACGCATAATAATCATGGCAACAAACACCATACCAAGGGATGACAATCAAGTGCCATTCCAAAATATCGACTCATTCGGTGTCGTGGTAAAAGTCCCCACAGCAGCCTTCACCGGCGGCACCGCAAATACTAGGGGAAACGACGGCGGGACGCTTGACCCCCTTCCCCTGTTCACAGTTACCGGCGACGTCCTCGTTCGGATTTACGGCGTTGTCACAGTCGCACTCACGAACGCAACCGCAACGGTAAGCGTGGGGGTCACTGACAACGTAGCAGGACTCCTGCCTGTCACGACAGGAACCGACATGGTAGCGAACGAGATATGGAACGATGCCACACCGACGGAAGTCGGAGTGGGGTTGCTTTCCAATGTTCTAGGTCCCTACCTCGTAGTGAACGGTCTCGACATCAACGAATACGTCGCAACAGCTGACGTGACCGCGGGAGACATCTATTACGTCTGCCTCTGGCGGCCGATGAGCCGGGACGGACTCGTTACAGCCGCATAACCATGAAACTCCTCGACCAAGAACAAGTAAAAACACAGAAGTCACAGCGGGACGAGGAGCGCATGGATCGGGTGCGAAAACTCCGCGATGAGGAAACGGCGGCCGCGAAGTCTCTCAACGAGACGCGCGAGTCCGTCGAAAAAGAATCGTTGCGTCTCGAGGAACTCCTTGAAACTCACCGCCTTGAAACATCGCGGAAGATCAACGACATGACCCGCGAGGTAGAGTCGCTTGAGTCCCGAAAGCGCGAGGCGTTAAAACCCCTCGACGCTATCGCTAAGGCGCTCGAGGAACGCGAGGAAACGATACGTATCCGCGAGGTAGGCATCGAAAGCGCGGAATCGTACCTCGGAATCGAGCTTGAGAAAACAAAGGCTGAACGTCACGAGTACGAGGTTTTGGAGTGGGAGCTCATCGCCGACAGAAAAGACCTTGAAACACGTGAAAATAAGCTCGTCAAGGACTCTGCCGACGACCTCGTTCGATACAACGCGATGCAGACTCGCCTGAAAATCGACCGCGAGCACCTTCGCAAAAAGTTCGAGGAGGAGAACGCGAAGCTCGACGAAAAGATAACTTTCATAAGAAAAAACAATGGCTAACTTAACAGGATCACCACAGGTATTCCACTCGAATACCGACACCATCGACGACTCGCAGAAGGTTGCGCTCGGAACGCGCGGCTTCGACACGAGTGGAAACGAATACATCTACCTCCAAGGCGTCGGCTCGACGGCCGCTGGAAGCTGGGTCGTCTACAATGAGGACCGCGCGACCACGCTGATCGTGGCGAATGAAGTGGGACCTGTCGCGATCGCCATGGCCGCAATTGACGCTACCACAAGCTATGGGTGGTATCAGATTTACGGAAAAAACACTATTGCTAAGACCGACACGGTCGCGGCCGACAAGCCACTCTTTATTGATGGCACCGCAGGACGTGCTGACGATGCAGGAGTTACTGGCGACATCATCGTGGGAGCCTACTCCATGACCGCAGACACCTCGAACGTGGCGACGGTCATGCTTACCTATCCGCACATCTCCGACGACCTCGGAGCGGCTTCTGGTGGCTCGATCGGCGGTGATGACACTCACGTGCAATTCAACGATGGAGGCACCCAAGCTGGCGAGGCAGGATTTATATACAACAAAACAACCGACTCTGCGACGCTGGTCGGTAGCATGACGGTAGGAACCGGCGTGCTCATATCAACGAATGATGCCGGGGCACTCGGAGCATCGGGAACGGCATTCGCAGACCTCTTTCTTGCGTCAGGCGCGGTAATAAATTTCGCCGCTGCAAACGCAGTCATCACTCACTCTTCCGGAATCCTCACAGTAAGCACAGGCGACCTCCGGGTGACTACTGCCGGCACCAACTCCGCGAGCGTGGTGACAGTCGGTGGATCGCAAACACTCACCAGCAAGGTGCTGACAGCTGCCACGATTACCACATCTCTTGTCGCAACAGCCGACGACGGTGCGGCACTTGGCGATGCCACTCACAACTTTTCAGACCTCTTCCTCGCCTCTGGTGCCCTCATCAAGTTTGCGAGCACCGACGTTGTACTGACGCACTCGGCGGGGATACTCACGGTATCGACCGGAGACCTCCGCGTGACGACCGCTGGAACTAACACGGCATCAGCCGTGACAGTGGGTGGAACTCAAACGCTCACTAACAAGTCGCTTACCGCTCCCGTCCTTGGAACTCCCGCGAGCGGAACCCTTACGAATTGCTCTGGCCTTCCGCTATCGGGGGTGGTTGATTCAACCACAGAAGCATTGGGCGCGGGCTCCATCGAACTAGGCCACGCGACAGACACAACCATCGCGAGAGTTTCCGCTGGCGTGGTTTCCATTGAAGGGATAAACATTGTTACGGAATCAGCAACGCAAACTTTGACAAACAAGACCCTTACCTCGCCCACCCTCACAACACCAGCATTGGGAACACCAGCATCTGGAACGCTCACAAACTGCACAGGTCTTCCTGTCACTGGAATTGTTGATGACACGACCTCAGCCCTTGGTATCGGAACCCTTGAACTCGGACACGCATCGGATACCACAATCGCCCGCGTATCAGCTGGCGTGGTTTCAATCGAAGGAGTGAACATTCTCACTGTTGCTGGTGGAACGCTCACGGGAAACATCACACTTGGAGAAAACACCTCGATCGCACTCGACCCAGCAGGTTCAGCCGACGGAAAATATTCAGGTATCACAGTAGCAGGGACTGCGGGAGCAGCACTCGCTTTTGGAGACCTTATTTATCTTGCCGCCGTAGACTCCCGATGGGAACTTGCAGATGCTTCGGCTGCTTCAACTTCTGGAAATGTTATGCTTGGTATATGCGTACTTGCTGCCGCTGCAGATGCTGACCCAACAACGGTTCTTCTTGTTGGGAACATTCGTGCAGACGCCGCCTTCCCCGCGCTCACAATATCAGCACAAGTCTATGTGAGCGAAACCGCAGGAGATATTGTGGTAGCACAGCCAACAACAACCGATGCAGTCATTCGTGTGGTTGGAAGGGCTTTGACTGCGGATGAGATATTCTTCAATCCGTCAAACGATTATATAACACACACCTAACTATGGCTCTCCCAGTAGACTCATTCGACTCATACAGTGACGGCGACCTAACCGGTAACAACGGGGGAACTGGTTGGGTTAACGCATATACCGCTAATGCTGTCTATGACGTACAAGGCACTACGGTATACGCCGGAGCCAAGGCAGTTTCATTTGTTAAAACTGACAACGTCGCAATAACAAGGACGTATGACACACAAACTGCGGATGGGACTGTTTTTAGTTTCGCAATTAGACAAAGTGGAGCTTCAGCAGCTGGAAACTGGCGCGTATTTTTCGCCAACGGAGCAACGGGTTACTATACGTTTGTAAACGTAAACACAGTCAATATCAACTCAAATGACGGTACAACGCTTGATGCCGTGACTGTGGTAGCTAACTATGCCTTAGATACATGGTATTTCATAGAGATTGAGTTCAAGTTCTCTGACGGAACCTATAGGATACGGGTAGACGGGGGAACATGGTCATCGTACGTTGCAAGGTATACAGCCGCAACGCAAATAACTACCTTTCAGGTTATTTGTAACAGCACCGAGTCGGGAGTTACGGGGTTCCTTGATGAAATCGGTGGAACGATGATTTCTGCAACCTCCATCAAAACCTTCAACGGTCTTGCAAGAGCTTCAGTCAAGACAGTAAACGGTCTTGCAATAGCATCGGTTAAGACGGTGAACGGACTCGCTTAAAAAAATGATAGTATCAATTGTTTTATTAAAACTATGGCAATAAAAGAAGTCGGAAAAAATCAATACGAGATTACGATTGACTCCATTATGGGCGGCGTGGCTCCTTATTCCGGTGTTTCTGTCGAGGACCAATTCAATGGATCGCTTGGTATTGATCCTGACTGGTTTAACGCGACGGGAGTCCGGCCGACAGGCATGCTTACACCAACAGCTTACTCGGATATTTCAGGCGCAGGCCTCTCTGGTTATCCGCGCTGGATAATAACCAATCCAAAGAATACAAATATCTATATTTACGCTTCTGATGGCGAATTTATAAGTTATAATTCCGCATTAGGTTCTGAAACAGTCATCGGCACGCCGACAGCCGGGATAGGCGACGGAGCCGCTTATTACAACAACTATATCTACCTCGCAACCCCGACCAATGTTTCGCGTTATGGGCCCTTAGACGGAACACCAACTATTTCGAATACATTCTGGGGAACCACGCTTGGCCTTACGCTTTTAGACAGTACGATAACGTATCCAACCGGAAGAGGCGTGCTTTTACCAAGACATCCAATGCATGTTCACACCGATGGTGCTCTCTACTTTGGAGATTTCGACGCGGTAAGCGTTACAGACACCAATCGAGGCAAGGGGCTTATTCATAAAATAAAAACTAAATACGGAACTTCTGGCACGGCTCATCAAGGCGCGGTTAATGATGGATCGGCTTACAACTCGCTTGACTTGCCATATGACTATTTGCCGATGGATATCGAATCATATGGGACAGACCTTGTTGTCGCCGCCATGCAGAATACTGACACAACTATTGTTCAAGGCAAAGCTTCTCTATTCTTCTGGGACACATTTAGCGAGTCGTTCTACCGACAGGTTCCTCTTCCCGATCCCGTAGTAACAGCTCTTTATAATCAAAACGGGGATATCATTGTTTGGTCTGGCAGTATGAATAATGGAGTAAGGGTCTCAAGGTATCTCGGAGGCTACTCGTTTGAAGAACTCGCATTTTTTGAAGAAGGAACCTCGCCGTCAGCTGGGGCCATTGATGGATTAGGCAAAAGATTGGTATGGGGCTCGTTTACGACCTACCCCGAAAACTCCGCAAGCATATTCTCATTAGGATATAAAAAAACAACATGGACATATGATCGGGCAATTCATAATATCGTCAAGACAAATGCATCCGCATCATCGACTGTCGGCATGGTATCAGCGCTTAAATATGCCCAACACGCATCGTTCATTAACCCGAGACTATTGGCTGGCTGGGTTGATTCAGTGCCTAATTTCGGACTGGACGCAGTAGGTTCTACATACGGAGTATCGGTTTTTCGATCAAGACCGTTCTACCTTGGCAAGTGGTTTCAGATCAAAAGAGTGATCATTCCATTGGGCGCTGCGGTTGGCGCTAACATGACTTTAATTCCGAAAATCTTTACCGATGATGAAAATGCATCGACCGCCCTGACAACAATTAACAGCACGAATTATACAGCAAGTGAATTGATCATTGATGAATGGCCAAACGCAATATATGGCAACCATAACTTCTTACTTGAATTGCGATGGAGCGGGACGTCTAGTTTGCCTGTCAAGCTGCCGATCACGATCCTCGTAGAAACTTTCGATGGAGCAAAATCATAACCCAGACTTTCTTGATATAGCGGAGCTTCGCATTATTAAAGATAACGGATTGCGAGCGCCAATCATGGTAATGTGCGTCGTTCCCGGATCGCTTGCGGCCACAGGTGCGAATTACACAACATCCTGCTTTATCGCTGACAGGGATTATTATGTGATATCGATTATCGAAAGGCATGATGCGCTTGGAACTGACGCAGGAGCGGTTGCGTGCGACGTGCTAAAAGCGGCCTCCGGAACCGATATCGGTTCCGGCACAAGTCTGATTTCTTCCACATTCAATCTGAAAGCAACAGCTGATACCAATCAAACTGGAACTCTTGTGGAATCAGCCCGGACAATATCCAAAAATCAATCCATAGGCCTTGAATCATCAGGCACTCTGACAGCAGTAAGCGGGGTGACTGTGGCTATCAAACTTCGTGCTCTTTAGAGTAAAAAATGGTATAATAAAAACATGGCTCGTAGTTTTACACAACTTAGAAATACTTACGGTGTAGACACCAAAAACACCTCATCGGCAAACCTCACTCAAGGCGATGAATGGATGAGTGATTATCTTCGCCTCCTCTTAGTCAAGGCCGACTGGCCGTTTCTCCACAGGGATCGATCCATCACTTCGGTGGGGACTTCTTCGACATTCACGGTAGTGGCAGGGACTGACATCGGAACCACAACCGGCGACAACCTTCTCCTCGACACAGGGACACAGGTCACTTTCACGACTACGACAACCCTCCCGGCCGGGCTCGCCACCAGCACGACCTACTTCCTCATTTTTCAAACTTCGACAACTTTTCAAGTCGCCTCAACCCTTGCGAACGCGATCGCTGGGACGGAAATCGACATCACCGATACTGGGACGGGAACGCACACTATGCATACAAGCAACGTGACGAGCTTCCAAGCGCTGCCCTACGACATCGACCAAGTCGAGAGTGTCTACGTCATGGTCGGCACAACAAGATACGACACGAGGCCCGCGCCCTCAAGGAAGTTCTGGGATTCACTTAATCGATCTGTTCAATCGAGCGATTCACCCGAGTATTGGTTCGTGGACGAGGGCAAAATCGCTTTCTGGCCGCGACAATCTTCTGACGGCAACATAATTCACATACATGGAAAAATCCGAGTACCTGACCTTAACGTGGCCGACTACACCACCGGGAATATTGACATAATCACAAACGGAAGCCCGGCGGTCACCGGAGCAGGATCATCTGCATGGACAACCCCAATGGCCGGTCGCTGGTTAAGAGTAACGCATTCGAATACTGCAGCTTCATCAGGGGACGGTCAGTGGTACGAAATCCTTACGATTCAGAGCGCAACAACTCTTCAGCTTGTAAGGCCTTATGGCGGGCGCTCGCTAACAACAGGCGCGGCAGGGGCATACACGATCGGACAGATGTCGCCTCTTCCCGAGGCATTCCACCTGTTACCAGAACTCTACGCATCATGGCGCTATTGGACAAAAGAAAACGATGCCGAAAGGGCGACGGCATTTAAAGATTTACTCCTCGACGGTCAAAAAGACCTTTTCAACACCTATGGAGTAAACGACACAAGTATGGTGCTTGATTCGGGGGATGATGGTATTATTTTGAACCCGAACTTAACCATTTCACTTTAATCATGGCCGCATTCAATCTCAACTTAAAACAAGGTTTCAAGGATCTCGCAAGTCCATTCACGAACTTGTTCAAAAAGCCTGCCACGCCACTCTTCACACCGGCACCAAAGCCCGCAACACCATCACTGAACTACTCTC